ACTCCATGCCCAATCACTTCCAGCCTGACCCAAGCCAGACATCAGTCTCTGTGTCACTGTAAGCATGTCTCATGTTCCTGATCTTAGGTTGATCACAGGTAACCTTCCTGTGTTTTCTTGGGCTGGGAGTAGGCCACTATTTGACACTCTAGTTCGGTTACCTGTGATACTGGAACTGACGTATCGTCTGGGAGTTACGTCGTCAGTCTGTCTCTTGTGGTGTCAGCACAGGTCTATCTCTTCGTTAGGGGGTCCCTTAGTACTGATTTAAGGGTAAACCTGTGTATCCTATGTTTATAGGGAGACACTTTGTTTGGTCTAAAGTATGAACCAATAGTGTTCATAAGGTGAACACTGGTGCAAGCCTATTGCATGGTACGTGTTTCATAACATATGGACACTATTGGTTACTTTAGCGAGTAACTATGAAGTCAGGGAGATGACCATAATAACCACATTGGTCGCCCCTGGCTTCGTCTTTAATACACTATAAGTATCACGATGATACTTGGTGTCAATCACTCGCACTGCTTTTTACCTGTCAGTGGATCATAGTAGCAAGCACCACCAACCTCAGATGCATCATCCTCAGTCACCACTGAAGACACCTCAGGTGTATCGTCAGGTGCTAAGTCTTCACTGGTTGCAGCGTTCAGGATCCCGTAGCGTTTACCTGAGGCACGGAACGTCGTGCACCCTGATGCACCACCGTCGTATGCATCCATGTAGACCTTCTTGAAGTCTTCCCAGGATACATCGTCACCGACGTTGCATGTCTTCGAGCAAGCACTGTCAACATACTGTGATGCCACGTTCAGTACCTTCACATGGTCGAACACTGACAGTTCGTTAGCTGTCTTGCCTTTGATGCCCCACTCGCGAAACGCATAGTCTTCCACACGCTCTACCTGTGCACCATCGAAATCTTGAATCGTGCGGTCATAGAAGTGACTGAAGACTGGCTCGATACCTGATGACACATTGTCAGCTGATAGACTGATAGTCCCAGTGGGAGCCACTGATAGTAGGTGCGAGTTGCGGATCCCATGTGTCTGTATACTATCACGGATGTCCTCAGGTAATGACCGAGCGAATGCACTGTCTAACATCAGTGGGTCATACAGAGGGAACGGTCCTTTCTCGATAGCTAGGTCAATGGATGCACGGTAAGCACCATCACGAATGATCTGCATGATTGTCTTGAAGACATGTAGGAACCCTGGTGATCCGTAGTCATGGCCCATGCCCTCGATGGCATTGGCGACACCAGTCACCCCTAGGCCCATCCTACGCTTGCTCTGTGCCTCTAACTGTTGTGCTGGTAGTGGGTACACCGCACGGTCAACCACGTTGTCCATGGCCCTCACAACGTGTCTGATGTCATCATTCAGTTGGACATAGTCGAAGGACGCTGGTTCACCACTGTGGACACCATTGTGACTGACGTACTTCACTAGGTTGAACGACCCAAGAAGACATGCGCCGTTCGGTGGTAGTGGCTGCTCACCACATGGGTTGGTGGCTGCGATCTTCTCACAGTACCACAGGTTGTTCTTCTGGTTAATACGGTCAATGAACAGGATGCCTGGCTCGGCCCAATCCCAGGTGGATCTCATGATCTGATCCCAGAGAGCTTGAGCATCCACAGTCTTGTAGGTCTTACCTTCGAAGACCAAGTCAAAGTCACCACCCGTCTTCACTGCTTCCATGAACTTGTTAGTAACACCGACACTGATGTTGAAACCTGTCAGTGTGGTGCTGTTGTTCTTAGCTGTGACAAACTCTTCGATGTCTGGGTGGTCAACACGTAGGACACCCATCTGTGCACCACGACGGTGACCAGCTGATGCGATGGTCTGACACACTGCATCAAAGATACCCATGAAAGACAGCGGTCCTGATGACTTACTGTCTAGGGACTTGATCAAGTCGCCACGTGGGCGCAGGGTGCTGAAGTCGTAACCAATGCCACCACCTAGTTGCATTGTCTTTGCTGCTTGCTTGGCTGCATCCATGATGCCTTCCATGCTGTCCTCAATGGTCATAGACACAAAGCAGTTGTAAGGGGTCACACGGCGTGGGGATCCCATAGCAGACTGTACGCGCCCAGCTGGTAGGAACCTTTGGTTATACAGGATGTCCTTGAAGGCACGATAGTGTGGCTCACTGTCCTTCAGAGCGTGTGCTACACGTGCCATAGCTTGCTTGAAGTCTTCTCCCTCTGCACGGTACTTCTTGCGGTGTATGTCTTCAGAAATAGGTAGTGATGGACCAAAGTGGCCCTTGTGGTTACTAAATGTCATTTGGTTGTTTTCCTTCGAGAAGGTTGATGCGCATCTCGCAGTAGCGCATGGCCTTCTTTAGATCAGTGATTTCAGATTGTACTTTGTCTTGTCCATCATACAGCTTGGACCCAGCGCGGCTGACATACTTAATGACATTGCCACGCCAGAACTCCATGCCGTTTTGCATGATGAATACTATAGGTTCGATAGGCCACTTAGCGTAGTGGCTTGGTCGTCTTATGACTTCTTCCCTTGCCCCTTGTTCCACGCTGGTATCCCCTTTGGTCTGCCGCCTAACTTGGCGCGTTCTGTGTTCTTCCTAATGGCGTCCCAGGTCTCACCCTTGAGACCCGCAAGTAGGATCTTGTTTTCTCGTTCACAGACCTCATGATATCTCTTGAAGTCTTCTAGGATTGTGTCCTCGTTCACCTTGTTGGCTCCCATAGTTTGATTGCGCCCTTGTCGACGTCCCAGTCTTCGAACCTCAGGATCCGAGCGAGACGTGCCTGTGTCAGCGCATAGTCTGCGTTTAGTTTCTGCTTTTGGTATGCCTGGACAACAGTGTTCCAGGTAGCTGACCGAGCCAGTAGCTTCTCAGCTGTCTTGGCCCCGACTGACGGACACCCTGAGTATCCATCTGTGACATCACCAGTCAGTGTCTGTGTGTAAAACCACAGGTCAGCATCTGCCTGACTGATTGTGTGGAACTCACCAGACATAGGTCTGTAGAGCTTCCCAGGTATCGACTTCATGTCCTTGTCATCAGACACCATGATCGTGTTGTGGCCTGGGGCTGTCCCTAGGATACCTAGGATGTCATCAGCTTCTAAGAGCGGCTCACGATACCACCTGTAGGTCTCCTGGATCCAATTGATGAAGGCTGGGTATCCCACAGGCTTCCTGACCTTCTTTCGACCACCTTTGTACATCGGGTCAATTGTCTTCCTGAAGTTGTCCTTGTCGGACAGGCAGACAACAAATGATCCTGTTTCTAGGGTCTCACATGCGTTGTCTATAAACTCTCGGAAGATCTCTTTGGCTTGCTTAAGATCCGAGGACAATGACCATATGTCGTCACCCCAGTCGATCTCCTCTTCGGCAGCTGCACACGCTCGATACGCATACAGGTCGCCATCAATGAGTAGGACTGTGTTCTCCTCGGGCTTTTGCAAGAACGTCTTGAAGTAACCCATCTAACTCTCCTTTGGTCTCCATGCCGTGCTCTGTAATGAGCCAGCGGTTACCCCATGTGTCCTCTCCACAGTTCGTCGTGATCATGCCCTCAGAGGCCGCTATAGCGACGTAGAAGGCACCCTGACGGGCGAACTGACTGGATACTGTGAAGGGACGACGCCACGCCCTGTCGAGGACGACATAAAGTGTGACAATTGCAGCTAAGTGATCCGTGACCTCAGTGGGTGTCAGCCCAAGTTCGTCCCACGGTATGTTCTGCGGTAATGGGGATTTTAGTTTCGAAATAGCTGCCTGTTTCTTGCGCCATTCGTCTAGCGATATCACCGACATCCTCAGCGATCTCCTGTGTTCTACAGGCAACCTGGATCTCGTCATGTATCCAGCCGACAATGTATGCATCGTCGTGATGTTGCCTGATGATTTCTTGATAAGTCAGTTCCACCCACTTCTTGCAGATGATTGCCCCAGCGCTCTGTAGAAGCTGACTGAGTAGCTTGTGTTCTGACCTGATGAATAGTTTCCTACCATCGAGACCAATTAAGTGGCCCCTCTTTTCGTGTGCTGCTTTAAGTCTTCGGAGCAGTGTTCCAAACGCTGGGATGTTCTTGTTGAAGTTTTCCTTCAGCTGCTTGCCGTGCTTTGCACCCTTGCCAGCGATCTTGCCGATGAGCATGTCACCGCCGCCGTACATGGTCGCGTAGATAAAGGTCTTGGCCTGGTCCCTGGTAGCCAACCCAGCCGCCTTTTGATTGTGCGTATGGATGTCACCTTCGAGGATCTGACTGGCGTACTCACCACCGTCATTCAAGTAGTGGGCAAGACAACGTAACTCCAGACCACTAAGGTCACTACCAGTCAGAAACCATCCGTCTGGAACCGTGAATAGCTCACGACACTCTTTACCATACGGTAGACTGGTTTTAGGAACCTGGGCCAGGTTTGGACCCCTGTGACTCGCTCGACCACTGACAGTACCACCAGACACAATCGTGTGTCTGATCTTACCAAAGCTGTCGACCTTCTTGAGCCACGCCTGTGGCCCCTCAGCCAGCTGACCGACACGCTTGTCGATCATAAAGTACTCTGCCAGCTTCTTGGCTTCAGGATACGGAAGTTTACCTAGGACTGTCTCGTCAATCTGAGCGTGACCAGTGCCTGTAAACTTAGTGGGCTTCCAGGCATACTTCTGACGCAAGCAAAACTCTATGTGACGTCGGCTGCTCGGGTTGAACTCTACCATCTTGCGTTTGGTAAAGGGTACACCCTCTTCGTAGCCTAGGGTCTTGTTGTTCCGCTTAGGGATAAACTCTTCAGTTGTTTCCCAAGGCGGGAACAGTTCGTCTAAGCCTTGACGTATTTGCTCACGTTTCTGCGCAAGTAATGCATAAAGTTCAGTTGCCTTACTTTTGTCGAAAGTCCATCCATTGTTACCGATCTCGTTGCAGATCTGTGCTAACGAATGTTCTAACTCAATAGACTGATCACTAAAGCCACGTGACATACAGTGCTCATATAGAACCTTAGTCACCTGAGTGTCCTGGACACAATAGTCCAGCATCTCTTGGCTGTAGTTCTCCCAGCCGCCATCATAGTCATCCTTGAAGTCACCTAGGCGTAGACCCCAAGCCTTCAGGCTGTGAGACCCAGTCATCCTCTTTGGGAAGCTATTAGGATCCTTGGCGTGACGTATGCTGTCTTTCTCTGCCAGGTTGGCCTCGACCAGACGTGACAGTACGAGTGTGTCCGTGATCTTACCTAAGACCTCAAATCCTGGATACACCTTCTGGAGTGCGGGGATGTCATAAGCAATGATGTTATGACCAATGACCTCTTCAGCGTTCATCAGTGTAAACAT